TTCTCAGAGAGGAATGACAATTCTCTCATTGAACATTCTGGATTCTGTATCCTGGACTTTGATAAATATCCAGATGAGGCCACAATGATGGAAGAGAGACAAAGACTCATCCTTGATCCATACATTGTGATGATATTCAGATCTCCAGGAGGGAAAGGATTGAAAGCTCTCATCAAGATTCCAAAGTCAGACAAGAATGAACACAAAAGGAGATTCAAAGCATTCGCTAAATACATCCAATCAGATTACTTTGACAATTCAAATTCCAATGTTTCAAGGGTGTGTTATGAGTCCTATGATCCAGATCTATATCTGGACCTGGATAAAGCAGTCTTTGAGGGCATTGATGAGGATGAGGGATTCTCATATATTGAGAGAGTTCCAGTGTGCATCCTTCATGATGAGAATAAAAAGATTGAAATCATTGAGAAATTCTCCTTTCAATCATCCTATGTGGATGGACAAAGGAATCACTTCATCTTTGAGATTGCTTGTGTCTTTGCTGAGTATGGCATCTCCCAACAATCAACCAGTGAATACCTTTGGAATAAGTATGTGAATGGATCAGAGGACTTCTCTCATCATGAGCTGGAGAGGACAGTCTCATCAGCATTCAAGAAAGCTCAATTCAATTCAAAGTATTTTGAGGATTCCGACAAGATAAAAAAAACTCTCACCAAACTATCTGGAGGGATATCCGATGATGACATCAAGAAGCAACTCAATCTCTCAGATGATGAGCTCAATGATATCAAGAACGATTCAATATCTGCTGATGATGTATTCTGGGTGATATCCTCCAGTGACAAGATCAGCATTGAGCCATTGAAGTATGCACAATTCCTGGTCAAGAATGGATTCCAAAAGTATTATCCTGAGACAGCAGAGAAACCAACCTTTGTCAGAGTGAAAGAGAACAAAGTCAGACTTTCATCAGTGGATCAGATCAAGGACTTTATCCTCTCCTTTCTCATTGAAAAGAATGAATTTGAGGTCTGGAATTTCTGCTCAAAGCATCCATATCTATTCCAAGAGAATCATCTCAATATGATTGACTCCATCAATCTCAAGATGATCCAGGACACCAAAACAGAATCATTCATTCCATTCAAGAATTGTGTTGTCAAGGTCACAAAGGACAGCATCCAACAAATATCATATATCGATGTCAATGGATATATCTGGGAGAATCAAATCATTCCAAGAGACTTTGAAACTGCAATTGATTTTAACAATGATTTCAGAGACTTTGTATCCAAGGTAAGCAATCAAGATCCCATCAGAATCAAATCACTTGAGTCAACACTTGGATATCTCATCCATACATTCAAGGATAAAACAGATCAGAAAGCAATCATCTTCAATGACCAGGAGATTGATGACAATCCCAATGGAGGGAGTGGAAAGTCATTGATGTTGACAGCTCTTGGATATTTCAGACGAATTGTGAAGATTGATGGCAAGTCATTCAATCCAGCTAAATCAGACTTTGTATATCAGAGAGTCAACCTTGATTCTCAAATCCTGGCATTCGATGATGTGAAAAGGAACTTTGACTTTGAGCAATTATTCTCAATCATATCAGAGGGGATCACAGTAAACAGAAAGAATAAGGATGAGATATTCATTCCATTCGATAGATCTCCCAAGATAGTCATCACAACCAATTATGTCATTGCTGGATCTGGGAGCTCTCATGATCGGAGGAGACATGAGCTGGAATTCTATCAATACTTTAATCAAAAGAGGAATCCATTGGTTGAATATGGGAGACTCTTGTTTGATCAATGGACTCAAGATGACTGGTTGAAGTTTGACAACTACATGATCAAGAATCTCCAGCTGTTCCTTAGGAAAGGACTCACCGAATCCATCTCCATCAATGCAGATGCAAAGAGATTCATTCAGTCAACAACCAAAGACTTCTTTGACTTTGTCACTGACAATCCATTGCATCCAGAGATCACATATTACAATGCGGAATTGCTCAATCAATTCCAAAATGAATACTCAAGATTCCAGGATCTCAATCCTCAGAGATTCGCATCCTGGTTGAGTAGATATGCCGAATGGAAAGAATATGAGATAGTGAAAGGGAGAAACTCTTTCAAAGGGAGATATTTTGAATTTAAACCAATAAAACAAGAATGAAACTAACGGATAAAATAACAATTACGAATGAGGATAATATGGAGTTAATGGCTCGTTATCCAGACAACTATTTTGATTTGGCTATTGTAGATCCACCTTATGGTATTGATTTAGCTAATATGAATATGGGGATAGGCAATAGACCAAAAACATCAAAAGAAAAAAATAGAAAATGGAAGGCTAAAAATTGGGATACTTCAATACCAAGTGATGAGTACTTTAAAGAACTTTTTAGAGTTTCAAAAAATCAAATTATATGGGGTGGTAATTATTTTAATTTAGGAATATGTAATAAGTTTATAATTTGGGATAAAGGAATACCTGAAGGCTTGTCATTTTCGGATTGTGAATATGCTTGGACTTCTTTTAGTGGTGCAAATAAAATATTTAGATGTTATGTATATATAAACAAAAGTGAGAAATTTCACCCAACACAAAAACCCGTTGCACTTTACAAATGGCTTCTTGACAAATACGCTAAACAAGGTGACAAAATACTTGACACTCACTTAGGCAGTGGCTCAATAGCAATAGCTTGTCACGATTACGGATTTGAACTTACTGCGTGTGAACTTGACAAAGAATACTTTGATAAAGCGATTGAAAGAATTAGCAATCACATTGCACAACAAAGATTATTTTAAACCAATAAAACAAGAGTCATGATATTTGTATCTGAAAACGACATTGATTTGGTCATCCTTGCCATCCTTTGTGGAGATTATGATGATGCAATCAAGATACTTGAGGACTTTAAAAAAGAGGCATTATGAAAATAACAGATAAAATCACAATCACGAATGAGGATAATATGGATATGATGTCAAGATATGCAGATAAGTATTTTGAACTTGCCATTGTTGATCCTCCTTATGGTTTGGAAAGACTAAAAAAAATAAGTAAAGGTGACAAAATACATAAAGAATCTGATAAAGGTAAAAACTATAATAATTTAAAACCAAAAGATGTATATTTTAATGAACTTTTTAGAGTTTCAAAAAATCAAATAATTTGGGGTGCTAATAATTTTATTTTACCACCAAGCGAATACTTTTGTATTTGGGATAAAAAACAAGGATATCCAAATTTTGCAAGATGTGAATATGCGTATGTTTCAATGGGTTTGAAAGTACCAGCAAAAATTTTTGAACATGGCATACATCAGTATTTAGGACAAGATAAATTTCATCCAACCCAAAAACCAGTTGCATTGTATAAATTTTTACTAGATCGATACGCAAAAGAGGGAGACAAGATATTAGATACTCACTTAGGAAGTGGCTCTATTGCTATTGCTTGCCACGATTACGGATTTGAACTTACTGCGTGTGAACTTGATACTGAATACTACGATAAAGCAATAAAAAGAATTAGCAATCACATTGCTCAACAAAGATTATTTTAAACCAATAAAACAAGAGTCATGATATTTGTATCTGAAAACGACATTGATCTGGTCATCCTTGCAATCCTTTGTGGAGATTATGATGATGCCATCAATCTATTAGAAGAAATTAAAAAAGAAGCATTATGATAACAATTAATTCTCTGAGTGGTGGAAAAACATCCTCATATATTGCAAAGAATTATCCAGCAGATTATAATCTTTTTTCATTGGTCACAACAGATGATGTGAATTGTATGTTTCCAGATAAGAAACTCAGACAAATTGTTTCTGATAAAATAGGAAAGGAATTCATTGGAACTCTGGAGATGGATGATATTATATACACCATGCTTGACCTGGAGCAATTCATTGGACAAGAAATCACATGGGTAAGTGGAAGGAGCTTTGATGAGGTTGTCAAAACTGGAGGAGGATGGTTGCCAAATATAGACAGAAGATATTGCACATCATTGTTGAAAATTGATCCATTGTTTTATTGGTGGTTTGAAAACATTAATCAACCAGTTGAGATGAGGATTGGATTCAGAGCCAATGAAATGAAAAGAGCTAAAACAATGATGGAAAAATTGAACAAAAATGGATTACTTGAATTTCATGCCATAGTTGGAAAGACAAAAACTGGAACTCAAAACAAATGGAAGATGGTGGAATGGCAAAAACCAGTTTTCCCATTGATTGATGATGCTATATTCAAAGATCAAATTGAGACATATTGGAAAGATAAACCAGTCAGATTTGCTTACATGAATAATTGCGTGGGTTGTTTTCATAGGAATGAGATACTTTTGAAATATATGAGTGATAAACATCCAAACAAATTTGATTGGTTTGCAAGGCAAGAAAAGGGAAGAGATGGAAGAGGTACATGGAAAAATGGAATATCTTACGAAAAAATTAAAAACCATAAATCACAATTAGATTTGTTTGATGATGACTTCAATGATTGTGACAGTGGATATTGTGGAATATAAAAATGTAAATATGAAACCAGAGAATAAAGCTCTCATGAAAGCAATGGAGCTGGAGGAAAGGACAAGAAAATATCCGAATATGAATCCAGCATATATACCAATAACTAATTGGAATGATAACTCAGCCAACAATCTGACCAAGTGTATTCTCTTTTGGATCAACAATTCTGGTGGTCAAGCTGAGAGGATATCAAATCAAGGCCAGTTTAGAATGGGAAACAAGATCCAGAATCCCAATGGCACAACAACTCAACTCCCTGGAAAGTGGACTCCAGGACAAGGGACAAAGGGAACAGCAGATATCTCTGCAACCATCAGAGGGAGATCAGTGAAGATTGAGGTCAAATATGGTAAGGATAGACAGTCAGATGATCAGAAAAGATATCAACAACAGATTGAGACTGCTGGAGGGATATATATCATTGTGAGAAATATGGATGAATTTATTGAGTGGTTTGATGATTTTATTCAAAATAAATAGTTATATTTGTAGAAATTAAAAATTTAAGATATGGAAAAATCAAACATTTGGAAAAAGCTGGAGAAAGCAAAGCTCAATCTCGGCAAGGTAGTGAAGAATTCAAGAAATCCACATTTCAAGAATACTTATGCTGATATCAATGCAATCCTGGAAGCTGTCGAGCCACAGCTCATGGAGGTTGGTTTGTTGCTATTGCAACCAATCAAGAATAATTGTGTGGTGACTCAGATCATTGATGTTGATACTGGAGACTCTGTTGAGTCATCAATGGAGCTCCCAATGATCACTGATCCACAAAAGATGCTTTCAGCAGTGACCTATTATCGAAGAGGGACAATTCAATCTCTCCTCTCCCTCCAGGCTGTGGATGATGATGGCAATGTGGCATCTGCATCAACAGTTAAAAAGCAACCAATCTCAGATGATAAATTCAAGAGAGCTCTCAAAGCAATCAAGGATGGATCATATTCCATCAAGCAACTGAGAGAATCCTTTGAACTCACTAAAAGTCAGGAGGAGCAGATATGATATTCAGAGCATCATCATTAGGAAAGATCATGACAAATCCGAGAAGCAAATCGGAGGTATTGTCTGAGACTGCAAAGAGCTATATCAAGGGCCTTGCAAAGCAGAATTTTTATAATTATAAAACAACCATTGACACAAAGCAGATGAGAAAGGGGATTGAATTTGAAGATCAATCCATTGAACTTGTCAACAGTGTTATGTTGAAAAATTTCAAAAAGAATGAAGAGAGAAAAACAAGAGGACATCTCACTGGTCATGCTGATATCATTACTGACAAATCTATCATTGACATCAAAACATCCTGGAGCTTGGAGACCTTTCCAGCTTTTGAGGAGGATGCTGATGACAAGCTGTACGAATGGCAATTGAGAGCATATATGTATCTATATGAGAAACCAGTCTCAGCATTGATATACTGCATGATTGACACTGCAAATGAATATCTCAGTGAATGGGACAATCTGGAGATCCATCGAGTCTCTCACATTGAGCCAGAAAAGAGAATCACTCTCATTGAATATATGAGGGATGAGGATCTGGAGCAATTGATGATTGAAAGACTGCATCATGCATCTGAGCTATATGCACAATATATTAACCAATTAAACAACAAGTGATGA